TGAACTTATTGGAAAAGCTGCGGTCTGGCAAATCCGTCATTAAAACCGTAACGCTGAACGGCGTTGACTTTGGTTTGCGGCTGCTGTCCGAGAACGACTACCTGGAAGCCGGGCTGGCCGTTATCGATTTTTTCAAGGCGCGCAAAATCGACGATGTGAATATCGCCAGTGCCGACCTGTTCGAAGACGAGAAAACCATCCAGCTGTTGTTCCGGGCCTTGGTGATGCCCGTCAATGGCGATCCGGTCACGGAATCGGTTTTATTGCTGCGCAAATCGCTGGATCGCGAAGACAAAGCGTATCTGATCAGGCAATACCTGGAGTTCGAGAAAGAGTATTCACCGATGGCCGGGTACAACATGGCCGAGGCCGAATTTGAGACCTTGTTCGACACGCTAAAAAAAACGCCAGAGACAGTGAATTTGAGCGCTTTAAATTCCGAAACGCTGAGAAGGCTTATCACTGCTTTGGTGTCCCAGCCTTTGAGCTAACCACGGGGCAATGGTTATGGCTGCTGGCAATGTCGGCGGCCGATGTTAAAAACAACGATTAATGCGGAGGGATTAAATAATGAGTCAAGATTTGCGTTTAAGCCTACGCATTAACGGCAACCAGGCCGCCGCCGACATGCGGCGCTTTACCAGTGGAGCGGCTGCCGACATGCAGCGCTTTGCCCGTAGCGCAACCGCCGACACGCAACGCTTTACCAGCGCCGCCTCCCGAGGTTTGGGGCGGATGTCACGGGAGGTTAAGTCATTAAGGCAGGATTTTGGTGGTTTTTCGACCGCAACCAAGCTATTCGCGGCGGCAGGAGGCCTTGAAACGATACGCCGGACGCTGAACACCAATTTGAATTTTGAACGCGATCTGCTGGAGATGAAGCAGAACGCAGGGATGACCATTCAGCAGGTGGCCGAATTGCGGCAGCTGGCGATGGCTTCCGCTACGGATACCCTGCAATTGCCTGACGCCGTGGTTCAGGGCGAAAAGGCGTATGCCAGGGCAGGCATGAAGTTCGAGGAAATCAAGGATTCGATTGTCGAGGCGGCGAGATCAGCGACGGTGATGAGATCCACGGTCGAGCAAATCGCCAATATGGATTTTGATCTGCAAAGCAAGTTCAACATATCGGCCAAGGACATGAAGGCCGCGCATAACATGGCCTATTACCATGGCAATGAAGGCCGGTTCGAGACCGCCGCAATGGCGCAGCTGGCCCCCGTTTATCTGAATGCGTTAAAAGGCGTCGGTGTGGAAGGCATGAAGGGTTGGAACTTCACTGGTGCATTGACTCAATCGATCATGAAATCAGCCCCGGCGACGGAACCTTCGCAAGTGGCGACGTTGATCCAGCAGGGCGTCGGCCATATCGCCGCCTATGCCAAAGACTTGGGCAAGGCCGGCATCAACGTTAAACAGTATGGACCCAAAGGCCAGTTTGGCGTCGAGGGCTTGTTAAAGCTAGCCGAGGTGATGAAGGCCAAAGGGCTTAACGACATCTTTAAGCTGGAAAAAGCCGGAATCAGGGATCAGGAGGCCAAAAAATTCTGGCTGCAAATGATGAATGATTCAGCTGAAATCAGAAAGCAAATGGGCGTAGCCGAACAGGCCGCCCAGGGCGATCGGATAGGCGCGGATCTGGCGGAAATAAAAACCGCCAGTTTCGGTAAGATCATGGCGTCCGAAATTCAGATACAAAAGATGGCGCTATCCGATGGGGCGCAAAAAGGCACTACCGTTGCAGGCAATATAGCCGGATATGCGTCCGAGCATGTCGGCGATGTCGCCAAAGGCGCGGCATCACTGGGCGCGCTGACATTGCTTGCTCGTTTTAACGGCAACCGCAAAGACAGGCTGGCGGGCGAGATGGCTGTGAAAACAGGTGGCGCAGCGCCTTTAGCTCAGATCCCTGCCCAGATGCAAAATCAAAGCGTATTCGTTACCAACTGGCCTGCGTCCATGATGTCTCCCGGCGAAAAAATACGCAGTAAAACAGGCGGCAATGGCGCATTGAACGATGAAGGCCTTGGCCGTAGAAGTCGAGTGAATGGCGATAAAGCGCCAAGCATGGGGAAGGCAAATAGTGCTGCTCAAAACCAAAGCGTATTTGTGACTAACTGGCCCGCGTCGATGTCTTCAAAGGCAGGCGGGTACGATAACCAAGGCGCAAAAGGCGCGCCGTCAGCTCCTATGAATGAAGGGCCGGCAAAAACCAGCAAGCTTGGTCAGGCCGGTAAGGCATTAGGCGCAGTCGGTGCCGTGATGTCCGGATGGGAAATGGGGCAAGCGATAGGGGGCGTCGCCAAGGAGCTGATCGATTCTACAGTTCAGGCAGTAACGGGGCAGGAATCCGCCACCCTGGGCACAGCCATTTATGACATGCTGCATAAATCCAAAATCGATACTGGCGGCGAACTGCACATTAAGATCGACGCCCCATCGCCGGTCACAGTCACCTCCATGAAAACCAAAGACCCGCGGATGAATTTAAACGTGGATTCAGGTCTGACTATGTCGGGAGCCCGATAATGGCCGATGCCGCACAAGCCTGGCGCAATAAGATGCAACCGGCCTCGTTCCGGGGCGTGTCGTTTAGCGTGGTTTCGACCGAAGGCCAGGTAGGGCGGCGCAATGCGCTGCATGAATACCCGCAGCGCGACCTGCCGTATGCCGAAGACCTGGGCCGCAAGGCGCGCGAGTTCACGATCGAAGGCTTCGTGATCGGCGAGAACTATATGGCTGGCCGCGACAAGCTGATCGATGCTCTGGAGGCTTTCGGTTCTGGTGAACTGGTGCATCCGTATCGTGGCCGCCTGCAGGTTGTGGTCAGTTCGCCGGCCCGCGTATCCGAGTCTACCGCCGAGGGCGGCATGGCCCGGTTCTCGATGACCTTTTCCGAATCCGGGGAGCCCGTTAATCCCGCTTCGCGCACCGACACCGGCGCAGCCGTTGAATCGGCGGCGGACAAGGCGCAGGCCGAGGCTGAATTCAGCTTTGCCGATCTGTTCACTGTCGAGGGCTGGCAGGACTTTGTGCCGACCGAGGCGCTGACGGTCATTAATGATTCATTAACCGCCGTGATGCGGGCCGCCAACGGCATCATGGGCGGCAGCCTGTTGCCGGAGTTTACCCAGCAGCTGTTCGGAATTTCCAGCAGCGCTTCAAGCCTGATGCGGTTCCCGGCGAACCTGGCCGGCGGGCTGTTCGGCCAGATCGCCTCGTTATCGGCCATCGCATCAAGCCCGCTGGGGGCGCTGTCATCGCTATCGTCTATTTTCGGGTCAGGAAATCAATCCGGCTCCGCAAGTCTGCCTGGCTCCAGCTCGGCGTCCAACGCCGGAAGCCCAGCCAGTGCCGTATCCGTTGGCGCATTAACAGCGGTTTCCGTATTGCGGCCGTTATTCAGCTATGGCGCCAGCATTAAGCCGGTACCGAATTCAGTGCCTCCGACCCCGGCAGCCCCGGCGCTGATCGCGACCCCGAGCCGGATACAGCAGGCCGCCAATCAAGCCGCCATCATCACGCTGATACGGCAGGCGGCGGTCATCGAAGCGGCCAGGGCATCAACCAAAGTGACTCCAGCCAGCCACGGCGAAGCCATAGCGCTGCGTGATGAAATTGCAGGGCAATTGGAAGCGCTGGCCGAAACCGCGCCGGACGCTGTTTATATGGCGCTGACCCAATTGCGCGTGGCCGTTATTAAGGACATTAACGCCAGGGCGGCGGACTTGTCGCGCACGGTGCACTATCCCGTTCCGGCTACCCAGCCGGTGCTGGTGGTGGCACATCATTTATATGGCGACGTGGCGCAGGCCGACGCTATTGTCGCCAGGAACAAGATCCGCCACCCCGGCTTTGTGCCCGGCGGGCGCACGATTGAGGTGCCGACCTTATGACCGTTGAACTCAAGGTAAACGGTGCCACTTACGGCGGCTGGGAGGAGGTCGAGATCGAGCGCGGCATCGAGCAGATTGCCGGCACCTTCGAGCTGTCTGTCACCGACCGCTGGAATACCTCCCAAGGCCAGCAATCCAGGCAAATCAAGGATGGTCAGTCCTGCGAGGTATGGGTCAACGGCCAGCCGGTCATTACCGGCTACATTGATGCGGTAAAGCCCCGCTACGACAAGCAATCGCACAGTATCAGCATATCCGGCCGCGACAAGACCGCCGACCTGGTGGACTGTTCCGCTATCTATAAGAGTGGGCAATGGAGCAATAAGAAAATCGAGCAAATCGCCGCCGATCTGTGCGCACCGTTCGGCATTCGGGTCATCGTGGCCGCCGATACCGGAGCAGCGCTGCCAGTGTTTGCGATACAGGAAGGCGCGAGCGGGTTCGAGGAATTGGAGCGTGCGGCACGGATGCGGGCGCTGCTGTTGGTTTCGGATGGCCTGGGCAATTTGTTGCTGACTCGTGCCGGAACTGCGCGAGCGCCTGCCGGATTAACCGAAGGCGAAAACATTTTAATTGGTGAAGGCGAATTCAGCTGGAAGGACCGGTTTAGCGATTACATCGTCAAGGGCCAGAGCAAAGGCGACGACGACAACTACGGCGAAACGGTGGCGCACCAAGTGGCCAGCGTCAAGGACGCTGGGATTACCCGGTACCGGCCGTTGATTGTGATGGCCGAAGATCAGGACGGCAATGCAACCTTGAGACAGCGCGCCGAATGGGAGCGCAATGTCCGGCGCGGACGCGGTACCCGCGCCACTATCACGGTTCAGGACTGGGGTGTGGACGGCAAACTGTGGACGCCCAACACCATCACGCGGCTGACTTCGCCGCTGTTGTTAGCCGATCTGGATGTGCTGATCGTAACCGCCAGTTACTCGCTGAACGATTCCGGCACGCTGACTACGCTGCAAGTCGCCAATCCGCATGCGTTCGACATGATTGAAGGCGTTAAGCAGACTAGGCTGGAAAAGAAGATCCGCAAGGCGCAGGGCGACGAATCCAGTATCGTCCAGCCGGAATGGGAGTGGAAGCCATGATTCGCGCGATCAATAAACTGACTGCGCCACTGGCTCGCCGCGTCAATCTGATGGTGGCGCGCGGCGTGTTGGCGCTGGTCAACGATGCTGCAAAGATGCAGGGCGTACAGGTCAAGCTGCTATCGGGCGAGGTGCGCGACATGGAGCGCTTCCAGAATTACGGTTTGACCAGTCAGCCCCATGCCGGGGCCGAAGTGGCGGGCGTCTTTGTCGGCGGCAATCGGAACCACGGCCTGGTATTGGCGATCGATGACCGGCGCTACCGGCTCAAGGGTTTGCAAAGCGGCGAAGTGGCTTTATATGACGACCTGGGCCACATCATTAAATTGTCGCGCACCGGCATCGTCATTACCGGCGCAACGCATGACATTAATATCGTTAATTGCCCGAAGGTGATCGTCACCGGCGGTGATGTGATAGCCGACGGGATCAGTTTAAAAACACATAAGCACGGCGGCGTGACTGCGGGTGCCGCGCAAACAGGAACGCCGGTATGAGCGACATAAAAACCATTTTTATCGACTTTGAGCATGGCGTCGATTATGCGCTGGATGGGCTGGGCTTTGCCGAGGACGACGGTCTGGAAACCGCCGTGATCCTGAGCCTGTTTACTGACCGCCGCGCCAATGCCGACGACGCCATCCCGGACGGCTCGAAAGACCGGCGCGGCTGGTGGGGCGACAGTTTCGCCGATGTTAAAGGTGACCTGATCGGGTCACGTCTGTGGCTGTTGAGTCGTGAAAAGCAGCTGCCCGCAGTATTGGCTCGCGCCCAGCAATACGCCGAGGAGTCTCTGAAATGGCTGGTTGATGATGGCGTGGCGGAGTCGGCCGTCGTGGTGGCCAGCAATCCGCGCTCCGGCATTCTAGCGCTGGGGGTGTCTATTACCCGGCCTGGACATCCCGTTAAACGCTATAGATTCGAACATTTTTGGAGCGCATAGAAAATGGCCTTTGCTAGACCAACCTTATCCGATCTGATCGTCCGCGCGTTTGCCGACATTCAATCGCGCTTGCCGGACAGCGATGCCACCTTGCGCCGCTCTAATCTCAATGTGTTATCGCGGGTGCATTCGGCGGCGGTGCATGGCCTGTATGGGTTTATCCAATGGCTGGCTACGCAGATCATTTTCGATACGGCGGAAGCCGAATATTTGGAACGCTGGGCGTCGATCTGGAAGATTTACCGCATTCCCGCCAGCTTCGCCACCGGAACCGTGACGCTGACCGGCACCAATGGCGTCACTATTCCTGCGCTGACTGAACTGCAACGTGCCGATGGCGCTTTATATACGGTCGATGCCGAGGTGGTTATCGCGGCCGGTACTGCGGTCGTTTCAGTGACCGCCGTGGAAGCGGGACAGGCCGGCAATGCTGTGACTGGTTACGTCTTGACGTTGACCACGCCGATCGGCGGCGTCGCTTCAACCGGCACGGCGGGCGTTTTGTCCGGCGGCGCTGACGCGGAAACCGACGCCGCCTTGCGGTCGCGATTTATCGCCCGCATCCAGC